TCCCGGGTTCGAGTCCCGGTTTCGGCTCAAGGGGGTCAAAATGCCCCCTTTTTTTTATTTTACGCCAATAGACTATAAATCAACATATTACAAACCTAATCGACTGATTTCCAACATGTTTAAGTAACCTTTTTAATGGCTACCACCGTTACTCTGCGTTACTTACCGTTACATTGTTGAACCAAGTGTGATACCAATTTGTTTCTGGTATCACAGCTGGTATCACACTTGGTATCACATTTACCGTAATTAACAAATTATAAATTAAAAAAGAAACAGTATGGAAACATGGAAAATCAAGCCGGTATTCGACAGAAAAAAGAAAGCAACACCGGAGAAATCAGCTAAGGTTGAAATTGAAATTCAATTCTCGCGTACAGAAAGAAAATGGATCTCAACAGACATTGAACTGTATTCAAACCAATGGGATGGAGAATTTGTGGTACGTCACGCTAAATTCAAACAATTAAATAAAGCAATAACCCAATATGTAAAAAAGTTTGATGATATTATCAAAAATATCAGAAAAGAAGGAAAAGACATCAATCTAAAAAACTTTAATATTTTTTATAACGAAAAACACGTAAAGTCTAAATCGTCATTTTTAGATTTCGCTTATGACGAGTTACAAAGAAGGGATCTTAAATGGTCAACCAAACGAGCGCACCTTATAGCACTGGAAGCTCTAAAACGCTCCGGAGTAATTAAAACATTTGACGATATCACTCCTGAAAATATAGCTTTATTTGACAGGTTTATAAGAAGAGAAGATCCAACAAGAGGACAGACAACAATACATGGATACCATAAGAGAATAAAACCTTATATTAATGAAGCGCTTCGGCTTGGACTTATCGAGGACACACCTTACAGGGTATTCAAAGATAAACATGGTAGATATAAAACAAGACAGCCTCTCACAATGGACGAACTGCAATCTATCCGCAATATAGAGTTGAATGATCGACAATTACAAAAAGTACGTGACCAGTTTATATTTCAATGCTATACCGGCTTATCATGGGTTGACTTATACATGTTTGATTATGACAGATGTACTGTAGAACATAACGGAGTTGCATATATAGACGGAGAACGTATCAAGACCGGAACCAAATTTTACACGCCTATACTTACTCCAGCAATGGAAATACTAAAAAAATACGATTATAAATTTACAGTCCCTACTGTACAGTCATTTAACAGAAGCCTTAAAATCATAGCTGAACTTATCGGCTTAAAAAAGCCATTAACCAGCCACATAGCCCGGCATACATTCGCTACCACTGTTGTTTTAGCAAATGACGTACCTATCGAAACGTTGTCTAAAATGCTAGGGCACACAAAGGTTTCAGTCACACAAGTTTATGCAAAAATTCTAAATAGTTCAGTAGAAAAACATGCGGAAAAATTAAACAGTATTATATAAATCCATCCGTTGTGCTTATGAGTTATCGCTTTTAGTTCATAGGCACAACGATATCACCCTTGCCAACACGGCAAGAGGTATCAGCCTATAAATGAACCTCTCTATACGTTCCATCGCATCACAGCAAGTAAACGGCAGAAATACCAGTGAGGCACATCATCAGCCTGCTCAAGCAATATGTTCAACTTATCTTCTTCCATATTCTGTTAACATAAAAAAAGCGGTAAAACCCGTTGGGAATTACCGCTTAATGCTAAATAGTTACTTTATTTTGCGTTTTTGAATATTTAATTTTATCTTTGCGCCATGAAGATAGCCCTTGATACATTGAAAGGCTACGTTGACCGTAGCTCACTAGTGTAGATGTATGGGGGTTATCTTTTTTCGCACCTTTAGATTGCAGAACAAAACTACAATTCGAAAAAATTATTTATCAATCTTTTTCATTTCCTTTGCTGTCATTTTAAGAGCTTTTTTAATTATAGGCAATTCTTTTTCTTGTGGCAACTGTTCAGGTTTGCGCCCGGTATTTTGTTCTACTATATTTCGGACTTGTCTTCCAACAGTATAGTGTGTTTGTTCTAAATTAGCTTGTCCAGATATTTGTTTACTCTTTATAAGCTCTTCGGTTTGGGTAACACGGAATAGATTGGCAGCAAGTTCGGTACGGCTCATTCTGTCAAATAGCTTTCCTTTTTTAACGCCACGTTTCTTTTCAAGCTTCCACGATTCCATATTATACATACCCAGATAACCTGCATTTTGAAACTTTGCATAATCAGTAACATTTGCGGCTTTTGCCGTTGAAGCGAGAGATTTGTTTCCATCTGCAAGTTCTTCACGTATTAGCACGCGGTCTATTTCCTGATTGTTTTCAATGTATAATTCAAATTTTCGTGTTTGCTGTGCGAAATAAGCTTGCGCCAATGCTACTTCTGGCTTCTTTGGATCGCCATTCATAGCAGCAAGATAACACGCAAAACGTGTAAGTTTGAAGTCTTGGAACTCAACACCATTATTATTGCGTTTCACAGCTATTATATTTTCATAATGAGGAATGTTGAGCGAAACAAAAGCCTTTGTTGCGCGGTCAAGAACTTTACAAAATGCTTTCATATCATTATATCCAAGCATAACCATTACTTCTGAGGCCCACCAATAAACGATGCCGTTTTGGTTTTTAAAGTCTTCAAAAGAAAGAATCGCATTGTTGTTTTCTTGTTCCATTTCCATCTATAATTTAAAATTCGGCTCAAAGATAGAATAAAGTATTTGTTATTCCAATATATATCTATAATTAAGATATATAATTTTATTGGATTTATGTATATAATTTCACGACTATTTTGTAAAAACGGTAATTCCAACAAGTCAAAGAACGCTTCTGTTCGATTATTATTTTTCCAGTCCCTTTCTGCAATGTTCACATAAAAATTTCTTCGCTACCGGAAACATCTTCTGCCCCACATATCCGCTAAGATACTGCGCTTCCTCACCATAGGGATCAATCCCGAAAGCCTTGGAGATATGCCGGCACAAATGACCTTTTTCGTGATCCCACGAATTTTGAAACTCTTCGGGAGTGGAGGTTAGTGAGATAACCATTACTGTTTCTCTTCTCCTGTAGTCCGAATAGGTTAGACCGGTATTCATTCTGCCTTCAGTCAGATTGCGATACGCACGCTTGAGGGAATCCCCCCTGCATCCTATACGGTACAGGTCCATAATGATCCGATCCGCCCAATAGGTGTGTACCGCATAATACACTTTGACGTGCCAGTCCCCATATTTTGGTATGTAGAACTCCTGAACAATCATATCACATCCGACCAGATTACAGGAATCCCTTTACCTATACAGGTGGCAAAGAACTCGTCAAACGCCCTGCAAGGATCGCCATCAATATCATCAAGGTAGCACTTTATATGCTTGCACAAATGCGCCTCGTCAACCAATGATTTTTTATAGAAATCCGCTTTCAGCATGTTTGCGACATAAGCAACGTCATAACCCTTGTCGTGCTCGATGGTAATTCCGTTCGCTTTCAGCATATCGTCCACTTCATCTTTGCTCCACGGCTCCAACTTTTTTTCTTTACCCGTGGTTTCGTCTTTCACTTTCATTTTTGAGACGGCCCATTCATAAAGTTTCTTGCTGAAATGAAAGCCGTATGCTTCCAGATATTCCCTCATGCCAGATGGGAATCTGCTGTATGTATCCAATCTCTGTTCCATAACCTTTGTTTAAAAAGAGGGGCATTCCACCCCTCCACCATTAATAAAACTCACCGTTGGCGCGTCTGCGTCTGCGTTCTCCCATGTCATCCATGCGGGGATATTCAGGGAAATAGCCGGGATATCTGCGTTCTCCCATACCTGATCCTGAATAATTTCTTCCGCCATCACGGAAGCCCATGTCTCCATGAATCTCTCTCATGGCCTTTTCGTAACCGTGGCGGCAGCCTTCCTTGTAGGCTTCTTCCACCTCGTCACCTCTCATACCGAAGCCGCGTCCGTAATCGTCACGCCCTTCTTCTAATATTTCCCACATTCCCATAATCATTTCTTTGTTTTGGATGTTTCAACCACTCCGAGCTGTTCCATAAGCCGTTTGTTCAATTCCATAAGGTCAGACATGTTCTTGCTCATTTCCGCCATTTGCCCTTTCAGAGAGGATATTTCCTGCTCCTGACGTTGTTTCTCGGCAAATTCAGGGTTCAAGAGCGTAAGCATCTTGTCACACCCTGCAATGACGGAATTGTGAAAATCCATGCTGTTGATGATGTCTATGCTTTTCTGTTTCATAGAAGCGACCTCGTTATTCATCGCATCACGTGAGCATGACACTACGATATTGCCGTTCTGTCCGAAGTCGGCTATATCCATGCCGGCAGGAAGATTTTGGAAAGTCGTGTTCTGCCCGTTGATACAGACAACAACATCCACAACCATTTCCATTTGGGGCAACTGTCCCATAGGGGATGCCATAGGATATTTCGGCTTGGGAGCGGAAACGCTGACTACCGGGCCGTATTCGATAAACGGGTTAGCATCCTTATGAAGTATATATAACTGGTTATTGGTACGAAGTGATTGAAACATATTGGTTTAATTTTAATAGGGTGCCAAGAACCCCGGCACCCGTGTTAACTACTTGCTTTTGCTTGACATTGCTTCTGCCGTTGCAGCCGGAGTAGCGGTAGGTCTGTATCCGCCATTAACAAGGAACAGCTCGTTGGTGTATTTGTTATAGTGGATTTCATAAATACCGGTTCCGGCAAGGTTGGCAACCGTAATAGGCTCGTTGTTGTAAGCTAACAACGGTCTTGTATCCCCGTTGGTCCCTATCAATATAGGCAGCGTGGCAGTCGTGCCGGCAGGGATCGCCTGACGAAGATTGACATAGAACCCTCCGACATAATCCCTGTTGCGGAACGCATGGTTAGGGAGTTCAAGAGTAACATTCTCCGTACCGACTGTCACAGCCACCGTAGGAAGAGTATTGAAGTTTGCTCTTCCGATTGATGGGAATGGGAATCCTGTAAAAAAGTTAGGCCACATATCTACCTCCTTTCTTACCGGATTAACCCCAGTAGTTGTTGCAACCACATCCACTACGTCCGTATACAGCGTCACCCATATATGCACCGTAGGCGGCTGCACGGAAACAATCTGTATTAATAGCGGTTAAATTGGGGTATTGAACACTCACAGTATTGGGGAGCTTGCATTTGATTCCATCAACATCGCTTTGTAATGCCTGCAATCCGGCTGCCAAAGGAGCAATCTGTTGTCCTACTGCACTCAGGATAGTGGCGTTCTGATTACGCTGGGATATTTCGGCTGTTAAAGTAGCCTTTTCCGCAGTAAGAGATGCGATCTTGTCCTGCAATGCCTGATTTTGAATTGCATCAAGTTTGGCAAGGATAGCATTCGTGTTGGCAGTAGCACCGTCACGCAATGACAATGTGTTTTGGTTAGCAGTGTTGATTAATGCGTTAGTTTGGTTGCACATTGCAAGCTGACTCTCGTATCCTTGTGTGGTTACAAGCTGTTTCATATCGCAGCAACAGCTACAGATCTGAGATGTCAGAGCGTTGTTACCTTGCATAATCGCAGTCAGGATACTGTTGGTGTTCTGACCCATTTGGTTACCGAGACCGCAGATTGCCTGTGATACAGAGTTAATACCGGCAAGGATTTGGTCTGAAGAGGTGTTAACAGCTTGGGCTAATGATGCAATGTCCACACCGTTCCGGTTAAGTGTCTGCATGATCATTTCTCTTCCTTCATCGGCACCCTTATTGTTGTTGCCACCGAATCCAAAGTTTCCGTTACCGAAGATGGCTGCAATCACAATCAATGCAATGATGTCCTGAAAACCTCCATTGTTTCCGAAAAAGCCGCCGTTTCCATTTCCTCCCATCAGCCCCATCAGATAGCCTGTGTCAATTCCACGGCTCTGCAAGGACGGAAGAATGGACGCAAGCAGACCATTGTTTGCTCCGGTTCCACCGTCTTGGTTAAAAACATAAGTTCGTTCCATAAGTATTTGTATTTTGTATCCCGGTCAAAATCGACCGTTCACAAAAGTATATATATCATATCTCATGAGGAATCAGTTGTTTCCCAACAAATTCTTTATATTATCCCAATATATTCTCATCATTTTTTCACTTTTTAGACGTATATGAAAATTTGATATCATATAGTTCACTGAACGCTTAGTTTTATGAATGAGAGAAGAAATCTGAGATGGATAAAATCCTTTTTCGTATAGAATATATACAAGGATATATCTAGCGTTAACAATCTCTGTGACACGGTTGTCACTTACTATTAATTCGGTAGGTATTTCTGTTCCTTTAGAAACAAGAGCTATTATTTTGGCAAAAATTTCAGACTTACACATTGTGGTTTAAATTTTTGTTGTATTTTTGCCTTGCCAATCAAATACAATCATGACAAAAGCATACGTAGGAAATAAGTAAGGATATTACTACCCCTGACACTTACCTATGTATGCTTTTGTATGCTTTAAAGTTTGATTGGCGTTAAACTTCAAGTGTCGGGGGTTATTTTAATTCTGCCCCCTGAAAGAATTACTTTTATTAAATGAGTTTTTCTATTATATGCCACACTTCTACCTGTGGCGAATAATACTTGATGTTGCTATCTCATCTTGCACCTCCCTTCTTCTTTATCAGCCAAATGACTACGATTAGCAATACTAATATAACACCTATAGATAACTCTCCTAGTTCTAATTTTGTCTTCTGCCACCATGTTAATTCCTTCTCCACAGGATAGGGGACTTCTACATCTTTCTCCTTCTCTATATAGGCTGTATCGCGAATTGTCCTGTCACGGTAGACTATATGCCACTTGTCAACTAATACAGAATCGCCTTTCTCTTTTACATAGATAGAATCCTTAATGTGAATGGAATCACGTTCATACACAGTAAGATAAAGACTGTCAGTCCTTATTGTTTCTACCGGAACATACCTTATACTCCGGCATGACCCAAACAGCAATAGCAATGCTATCCCTACCGCAATCCATATATAGATCCTTTGTTTCATCCCTCAAATTTTATATCGTTGATACGGTTCATCCAACCACGTTTGAACTTGTTGTTTGCTGGGCGTTTCCGGCATATATCCTCAATAAAATCAAACCGTGCAATCTTGATCTGGTCAAACAATTCACGGGGATTACGGGAATTAACTGCAGCAAGTGTCTTGGGACCTACAATGCCATCCACTGTAACACCAAGCAAGCGTTGAGGAATCTTAATTCCGTGCGCACCGGATGCCCAGACCCAATCAACCAATATGTCAGCAACTGATTGCGATTTTATCTCATCAGCCTTCCATCTGTCCCAGTACATGGTTTTCAAGATTTCCGTCCATTCCTCTTTCGTGATGTTTTTCAATCTTTCAACCGTAGGCTTGGGATAGCCTTTCTTCCGGCAATACGTTTCATAAGTTCCGATGGTTACGCCCATATTGGTAGCCCCTCCCAAATCGTCAGGGTCATTTATAAAACCGCCTTCCCACTTCAGGATAAACGGTGCAAGTTTTCTTACGTTAGCCATTTCTCTTTCCCTCCTTTTCTTTTTCACTATCAAACAATATCTGAGCCATGATCTTGGCAATATCATCCTTGTTCTCGATAATCACACTCATTGTGTTTTCTGCCTTGCGCAACTCCGCTTTTTCCCATGATTTTTCACGAACTGATTTAAACTCACAGAAAATGCAGTACCCCGTCCAAATCATTGAAAAAATAGGGAAGGGGATAACTACGCAGCATAACAGGTCAATGAAGCACAATTCTATGAACGGGGTGAAATACTTCTTCGCTTTGACGGCTGTTTTCTTATAGCCCGTGGATGTTCTTGCCTCCCCCCGTTGCTTGGCTTTCATTACTCCCGTGATAAGGTCTACTAACATAGCCCCCATTGTAGCCGCAATACACAAGGCTATAAGCACAATATGTATCATCATGTGCTCGTTGATAAAATTGTAAATTACGTCTTTCATTTAAAGTAAGTTTTGAACACATTAATATGATAGATATTCACCTGTCCATAGTTGGCATCAAATATCTTCTTGATCTCGTAGCCCAATCCATAAGATAATGCTTTCATTCTTCGCCAGTTGATGGAACGCCAGTTCATATTATGCTCCTTTGCCCAACGCTTGATACTGTACCATTCTTTGGATTCATCAAGTTGCTCGGTCTTCTGTTCTATTTGTTTCTGTTGCTCCTCAATCTTCATTTGCTGTTGGGCAGCTAGCATAAGGGCCTCTCCAAAAGATTGAGGGACGTTATACTGAGAGTGAAGCGAGTAACTACCTGTATTTACCACCGAAGGAACAATCTCATCAAATATCCAACTCTCAAACTCGTCAGCTTTCGGCATCTGACTTTTGGTTATCAAGCGATAGATGTTGCCTTCGCTGATAAACTTCATTGATTTCATTTGTATAGCTGGCGTGCCATCTGCTTTTAATCCAGTTTGCACCCCTACTTCCCGAATCGTTATGGAGGCTGGTTTACAGTGATCTATAATTGCTTTTGATGGATTTGAATACTGTAGAGAAGTGGCAATATCCATTCCGCAAAACCAACTTTTACCATTTTCAACATACATACGAACTTTGCCAAATAGTGGGTGTTCGTAAACCATAATTCCACTCATTTCAAGAGCAGACGAAACTTTTTCTACAACTAGCATATTACTTCTTATTATATATTTAATAAACATGTCCTGCACTTTTGCATCACATTAATTATCAACGTTTTTAATTACTTTTGCCTGTTGAATCTTCGTAAGTCGTTGATACAAAAGCTAAACGCAAAAATGCGTTTAGTAATTCATCATCTGTATTAAGAATTGACAATACTTCTTATTACAGAGGCATGTCTTCTTTATTTGGTCATACAAAACAAAAAAGAGCCTGCTACGGAAACTAATCCGCAACAAGCTCTTGGCTTTATCAAATATGTAGTATGTCCTTTCGTCATAATCAATGTGGCGTGCATCTTCACACGCTTCCACAAAGATAAATATTGCTTCTCTCTTTCGCAAATAAGAATACAAAAAAAGAACGACCGCCAGCAAAAAGCACAGCAGCCGTTCAATCCACGCCCTACTCTCTATCCCATTTTCCCAAGAAGACAATAGCAAAGATATCAAACAGGTTGTATCCACATGGGAAAAAGGTTAATAAAATATATGTTGTATAATCTGTTATTTTAATTTAGATTAAACAAAAATAATATTTAAATTGTTTGTTAATAAATAAATTAATTTGTTCCTTTGTAGCAGGCAATAGCCTTCATGGTGTGAAGTTACACCATACCCACTTTTAGAACGTGATCACTGTGGAGGCAATTGCTGTATTATAACGGCGGTTGCCTTTATTGTTGAACAATGAAACATTGGTTTAAGATACCTTCTTTAAAGAAGTCGAATAAGGATATGTATAGTGATGCTACTTATCATGGTAAAGATGATGGTGGTAATTTTATTTATGTTCCTAAATGGGTGGAAAATCTGTTTTCTGGCAATAGAGGGGATATAGATTTTGACATGTCGACCGTTGAAGGGAAATCAAGAGCCTTACATGAATGTTGGCCGTTTGCAATGGTTCTAGATCATTGCGGAAGAATGATGCAGAATGGGCGGTATTATGTGACGGATATTAACGGAAACGAGAAGAGGAGTTTCAAAGACATTGTGACTCTTCTGAATCGTCCGAATGTGATACAGAGTGGGCGTTCTTTTATAAAGCAGATTGAGATATCTTTGAAGTGTTTCGGATTTTGCCCTGTCTATACACTAAGAGCTTTAAAGTCTGATCTCCCTAAATCCATGATGGTAATACCTCCCGAATTATTCTACATGGAATCATTCGGTAAGGACCCGTTTACTCAAACAGAGCTTTCTTCAATTGCTAGTAAGGTATATATACGTTGGGGAAATGAGAATATAGAACTTGGTGATGAGGAGTATTTTGTCATATACGATTCGATAATGGATATTCCAAGTAATAATGGAGGGAGAATTACCTTCCACTCCCCTGTGGACGCATTATCTACTCATACTCGAAACTATATGGCTCAACTGATAGGGAGAGGAAACCTTATTGTTAATGGAGGACCTAAAGGGATACTATACGGAAATGATACGACTGACGTAGGGAATGCAGCTATTACTCCGTCTGAATCCAAGAAATTGCAGGATGATTTCAAAAGGAAATATGGTATAGTGCATAAGTTGTATGAAATCATGGTGACTCCTAAGAAACTAGGGTGGATTACATTGGGGTCAAATACAGACCAATTGAAGCTTCATGAGGAGGATAAGGCGTGCTTGGAAGCGATAGCTCAGACGATAGGCTTTGACCCCAATCTGATTATACAAGGAAGTACTTATGATAACTCTTCTCAAGCAAAGAAAGCGGCATATCAGGATCTTATTATCCCTGACAGTGAATCTATAACAGAGGTTCTGACTAATGCTATATGTAAGGACAGGGCAATAATCAAAATGGACTTCACTCATGTCCCTTGCCTTCAAAAGGATATGAAAGAATTGGCGGATGCCTTGTCTACAGCCTCTAATGCTGTAGCTTCATTGTATAACAATCGGCTGATTACTTTTGAAGAAGCAAGAACCGAAATGTCCAATTTTACAGATATTGATCCTGATAACCCTAAGGGAGAATTTAAAAGTGAAATAAATAATGATGGAGACAAGCAAATACAAGAACAGGTTGGGGAAGCAGTATAAATCCTTAGCTTTTTATGCAAAGGAGATACAATATGATTCTGGCAGTAGAACTATAAGTGGTTATGCTGCGGTTTTCAATAACATTGATAAATCCGGTGATATGCTCCTGAAAGGTTGTTTTTCAAAAAGCATACAGGAGAGAGGTCCGGGAAGTTCTGCTAATGATAAGATTATCTTTTTGTGGATGCATGACATGCATGAGCCTATAGGACGCATTACGCTTCTGCAAGAAGATGAGAAAGGGCTTTACTTTGAAGCGTATATTGATGATGTGGAAAGAGGAAATCAAGCGTTGAAACAGCTTGAAAGTGGAACTTTGAACCAGTTCTCTATAGGTTATAGTTATGTATGGGAAAAATGTGAATATGACAGGGAACGTGATTGCTTGGTTGTAAAGGAAGTCATTCTGTATGAGATATCCGTAGTGTCCATAGGATGTAATGGAGAAACTGAATATCTTGGTCTGAAATCGGCAGAAGAATATGAAAGTGCGTTGGAGTCACTTCCGGTTGAAATAAGTGATGTATGTAAAGGACTTCCGATAAGAAAGAGGGAGGAAATCCAAATGTTAGTAAGAAAAGCGATGTCACTCGCTCGATACAAGCCGGCAGACAAGCCACTTGATGAAGAGGGAGCCGATGAAAAAATAAAACTATTTACAAAACCTTTAAAACTTAAAGAAGCATGAAATTTGACTTTTTAAGCAAAATTGATTTGTCGGTAATGGATGAGGTTTCCGTGAAGTCATTACAGGCGTTGCAGGACGCAATAAACGCTACTGTAGGCGATTTCATGGACGATACTATCGACAAAAAAACTTTTGAGGATAAATTAAATGAGGTTTCTCAAAAGATAGATTCCGAAAAGGAATTGGAAACAGTGCGTAAGGAACTTGGTGAGATGAAAGAGATAATCGTTCGCATGAAAGGTGCAATGCATAAGAATGAAGACGGGCAAATGGTGTTCAAGTCTGTAGACCAGCAGATTGAAGATCAATTGAAGGATTTCATCACAGTAGGCAAGCATGGAGAGAAAACTGTGGACTTGAAAACGGCTTGTAAGCAGTCCCCCGGTTTTAAGAAAAGCCTTACGCTTATTATAAACAAGAAGGAGGTTGATCCCTTGAAGAGTACGGGTGTGGCACCACATTATAACATGACAATTGATAGTCAGTTATCTGTTGATCCACGTTCCCAGACTGTAATCCGTAAATTTGCCAATGTGGCAGCAATATCTACACGATCATTGACTTATGCGGAGTTCAATCCAGGTGAAGAAGAAGCTGAATGGGTTCCAGAAGGCGGTCTTAAGCCTATGATGAGCGGTACATTGGCAGAAGTTACTATCAATGCTGGCAAAGTGGCTCTTGGCACAAAAGTAACTGAAGAAACATTATCTGATTTGCCTCAGTTGGTTGCGGAGGTTAGGGCTGAGATTATCAATCGTATTGGTTTGAAAGAAGAAGAAGGTATTCTGTCTGGTACTGGTTCCGGCGGTCAGATTAAAGGGATTGGGAGTGATATACCTACATTCTCTTTGACAGCTCTGAAAGTAGATAAGCCCAACACTTATGATGTTATTGTTGGTATGTATACACAGATTGTGTCAATGTCCAATATGGCTTATCGTCCAAATCTTGTGCTTATGCATCCTCTTGACTATGCGCAGATGCAGTTGACTAAGGATGTTAATGGGCAATATCTTCGTCCTTTCCGTATTGGCGATGAACTGATTCAAGGTCTGAGAGTGGAAACCAGCACAGCAATCAAGCAAGGTGATATTTGGGTTGGCGATTTTAACTATCTTAACATCCGTGATGTATGGGTTCTTACCATTACACTTGGATGGGAAAATGATGATTTCACTAAAAATATGGTGACTATCCTTGGTGAAAAACGTCTTATGGCGTATATTAAAAAGCAATATAAAACTGCATTTGTCAAGGATAAGATTGCGACCGTTATTGAAGCTATAACCCCTGCCGGTATTGGCGGATAAATTTATTAAACATTATGAAAGTAAATTTGACTAAAACTTATGAGGTTGAGTTCGCAAAGGACGGGGCCGTTTATAAAAAAGGTGATAAAGTAAGTGTTAATATGTTACTTGCAGGTAAGTTCTTCCAAGATGGACGTGTTGCCACTGTTCCTTCGGAATTGATGGAGGACGCTAAGAAAATCGGTGCTGAAGATTTGTTCAATAAAAAGAAGAACCTCAAAGATATTGTGTAATGTTGGTGGATTATACTTTTTTCCAAGGTGGTATTCTTGATATCGAAGGTGCAGTATTGAATATACATACTCCTTCTGAGACTAATAAGGCAATTGTTGACAGCCTTCAAGGCTTTGTAATGCAATATGAGCCGGAATATTTAGAGAAGCTCCTAGGGGAAAAGTTGTATAAGGAATTCTCATCCTATATTTCCAACGATGGAGAAACGAAGGAAAAAAGATGGGATGATCTTATAGCGCATCTTGTCATGAAATATAGTGATGGCGATAGGGAGATTTCCAAATCCCCCATCGCCAACTATATATACTTCCATTACTTGAGACATAATCACACTCAGGCGACTATTACAGGAGTGAAGGCTGATGGAGATGATGGCCGTCTTGTAAGTCCCGAAAGGAAAATGATGTTTGCATGGAACGACATGGTAAGAATGAATATCAGACTTGTGAGATGGCTTCAAGCCAATAATGCGGACTATCCGGATATCGCCACCGATTTCGAATTGATGGAAACAATTAATTCCTTTGGGTTATGATAATTGATATAATATCAGATGTATGTGCTTCCTTGTCAAAAAGAATGGATCAACAGATAAATTACATATATGGTGACAGTTCTTATATAAGGGAAACACTTCTTCTTCTTGGGAAAAGCAGGGTGACAGCATCGGGAAAATTCCCAATGATAGGGCTGTATGTTCCCTTAGACGAGGAAAGGGATAGTGAGAATTATTTTTGTAAGGCATCTGTAAACATAATAATCGCTACCAATACACTGGAAAAGTATACAAATGAACAACGTCGTGAGATATCTTTTGAAGGTATTCTTCGACCTTTGTATTACGGATTCATAGAAGAGTTAAAAAAATGTGATAAATTTGATTTCGGTTACTCCGGTATTGTAAGCCATACATATTCAGAAAATTATAGTTTTGGAAGACGTGGCGCTGTTGATGTTGACGGTAAGGAAGTTGGCGAAAAGATAGATGCTATTGAAATAAAGAATTTGGATTTAACAGTTAAAAATCAGAATTGTTATGCGAACAGATATTAGAGAGTGCGGCAGCACGTCCGGATTTAATACTGGAATGAGTTTCTGCCCCCTGCAACCGGACAAGGTCGCAGGTGTTATATTGGTCATTCATGGCAAAAAACTGCCCAAAGAATTGACTGCTGAGGCTTTGGAGGAAGCCTGTCATGCTGATTATCCGGACAGAATTTATCCTATTACAGGATTTTCGGAATACGCGGTAAGCGGCGGTGAACCCAATACAACAGAAAATGGTTATGCCGGGTCGGAAATAACGGGCTATTCGGCAAGGACGGATACATTCACGTTGCGTAAGTTTAATCTAGCTTTACAAGCTAATCTTGTAGCCAACAAGGATACATTGTTTGATATGTATGTTTTTGACAAGAATAATGTAATCTACGGAGAAGATGACGGGACAGATGAACTTGCGGGTTTTGCATTATCTGGTGTTTACCCTACAGGACAGGCTTATGATTCAAGCGGTCAGAAGGCTTATCTTGCGTTTAATGCGATGTATTCCGATACCGAGAAGATGATGAAAAACATGTCTGTAAAGCAAGCGGGTGTCAATTTGGAAAATGTTCTCAAGGGATTGAATTACGTTGAGTTTGTCAAAATGACATCTCCTGAAAATACATATAAGCTCGTGGATCATTATGACCGCACGGATCTTACTGCATATTATGGATCTATATTGTCTGAGAAGGCTTCAACGGTCGTTTCTGGTGCATCAGCACTGGAATACAGTAACGGTGTGCTTACAGCGACAGGAGGTGTGCCGGTGCTTAAATCTCCTTCTATTTTACAGGCTAATGGGGTCATTGGAATTGAACAATGGGTACAATGAGAATTAATGGAGTCACATTTATAGAGTCCGAGGTGGTCAAACTTTCATTGGATGAGTTTGTCGCTCAGAATATAGATGTATTCTGGAAGGACATTTCTAGAGAAAGGCGGAAATCAAGGCTGGTTTCCGTATATAATAGAATTATCAATAACAGTAATTTAGGAGGCGGGGGAGATTGATCCCCCGTTTTGCTATGACATTGGAGGAATACGCGAGATGTTGGAAGAAATTGGCTGATGGCATTCAGCCAATGATAAGGGATAAGATGGAAAGGGATGTTCCTCAGTTTGAGGAATATATACGAGAACAGCTATATAGTGGTGTTGATGGCGATGAAAGTCCTTTAATTCCCGGATATACAGAGGACCCATACTTTAAAAAAACTTATGGAGAGCATTGGAAGAAAAACGCCGAACGCTATAAAAATTGGAAGACAAAGATACAGAAACCGAAACCTTCATATCTGGGTTTTTCTGCAAGAGGGAACAATACTCCAAACCTTATCATACGTGGAGATTTTTATAGTTCCATCACGGCAATACCAATATCAAATGGTATAAGGATTGCCAGCTATGGCGTTTCTTTTGGTTCTGATATTGAGAAGAAATATGGTTATAAAATTTTCAAGGTAAGCTCCAAAGCAAGGAGGCATTATGTTACGTACAGGCTTATGCCCTCTATTGAGAAATTTATAAGGAGGTGCGAACTATAAAGTATTATTAACAAAAAATGGAATTGAACCGAATTATGAAAAACTGCTTGTGCCAAGGGAATAAGTCAATGAGGGAAATGGAGCATATGCGATCAATCGCAGAGAAGGCTGCTGTTATGGATGAATGTGTTTATATATTATACAAGGTTGGAGATGTGTATAAATTCTGTCGTGAAGGTGAAAACTGGTCGGGTGAGTTTGTTGAATTCATATTTCCGTAAAATGGTGATTTTTATCATTCTATTATTTTGGCGTTTCCCGTATTATTTATTAATTTAGCAACAGCGATAGATAGAGGTTTCGCATAGAAAGATATTATATATTCATTAAGAGTAATGGATATGATGCGGTGGCCGACTCCTCTATATCGGTTGCCGCATTTTTTTATATCCCGTATTAAGATGTACGGAACATCTTGTGAACGAAAAGACATGAAAACGAATCAAATCATGATTCGCCCAATGGGTGAATTTACAGTTAGTCAGAGAACAAAAGATAGCTATTTTGACGGTGGGGACTTGTTACGTCAATGGAATTCAGTAAAAGGAAATGAACAAAGAAAAATGGATGAGTTTCTTTTGGCTAAAAGAACTGGAGATTTTATAGAAGCGCTCATAGCTGAAGAACGTGAAAATGGTTTAGGGGAAAATTCCCCTAAAATTGATAATCAGGTAGTTAAGAAGAGTAAGGTTAAAGAGAAGGGTAAAGCTGGCAGACCTAAAGAAGAAGCAAGGATGCATTCTTTTAACGTCATTGCCGCTACTTTTTATGAACACTATGATGAAATACTGAATTTCTACAACCATCGTTCTTCAAATGCAATGGCAGAATCTTTCAATGCTAAAATTAAACTGTTCAGAGCAAACCTAAGAGGCGTAGCTGACAAGAGGTTCTTCCTTTTCCGCATTGCTAAACTATATGCGTATCCCCACTAAAAAGCTACTGACTCTATAATTTCTTATAATCTTAAATGTTCACAGATTATGGCAGAATTAGTATTTCAAAACAGCAACGGCAACGATGTGACTACTTCGTTACTTGTTGCGGAAGTGTTCGGGAAAGAACATAGTAAAGTAGTCAGAGACATTGAAAGTCTTTCATGCTCAGCGAGTTTTAATGCCGCCAATTTTGGCGTTATTACCTACATCGATAGTAGAAATCGAGAACAGACCGCTTATGAAATGACAAAGGACGGTTTTAGTTTCCTTGTCATGGGCTACACTGGGGCAAAAGCCGGAGAGTTTAAAGAAAGATTCATCAATGAGTTCAACAGACGGGAAGCCCTACTAAAGGATGATGATTACATCTTGATGCGCTCCCAGCAGATTCTACAGAAACGTATAGAGATTGCGGAGGAAAAGATTAAGTGTCTTGAACAGCAAAATTCCAAGCTCCAGCCCAAAGCTGACTTTGCCGACAAAGCCTTTGCGATGGAAGGCAAATGTGATATAGGACAGGCTGCCAAGATACTCGGCTTACCATTCGGACGAAATACCTTGTTCAAGAAGCTTCGTGAAGCAGGAGTATTCTTTGCTAACAGGAATGAGCCAAAACAGAAATATATTGATGCAGGCTACTTTGAGATGAAAGAAAAGCCTATCCCAAGAGATAATTATCCGGGCTTTGTCGTGATGGTTGTGCTATGAACACAGAAAGGGCTTGCATACATCAATTACCTGTTTGGTGGCAAACGTTCTGACGGAAAATTGATGAAAATAGCCTAATTTAAATCTTACATATTAATCAAGTCTTTCCCACCTTATTTTACGAGGTGGGCAGACTCTTTACATCCATAACAGTTGCGATTCGCAACACAAATAAAAAGACTATGAAAACAATAGATAAACTTGAAATTATACTTCAAAAAATGGAAGAACAAAATAATAGACTTGAACAGATATACGGCAAGCATCTCAAACTGATTGTATGCACTGGGAAAAGAAGTGAGAAGGTGAAATTTAAACATGAAGATTGAAATGCTATGTATCTAATTTATTTATACAATATTCTAAATTGCAAACAAATATGTTGTAATGTTTGCAATTGAATTTGAAAATATTGTACTTTGTAAAAAATAACTAATTAAAAACTATAGATAATGTCTGCTATTTTAATGATTGGAGTGATAGCAATAATAGTAATTGTTGCACTCAACATGGGAAAAGGAACTAAAGCTGAAGATGGGGATTTTGTATTGAGAGCTATTGCAGGGGATAATGATGTCGCTCTTGTTTTAGAAAAAATAAAAAGTGAACAAAAGGGAAAAGTAATAATACCTAAAGGGGTTACGACTATTGGTTATGAGGTTTTTAAAGGAATGATTTATATTACTGATGTTACTATCCATGAAAAAGTAAAAATAATAGGTCAAAGAAGTTTTAAAGATTGTTTGGGCCTTGATTTTTTATATACAGGAGAAGGAACGGAAAGGATTGGAGATGAATCTTTTGAAGGATGCTTAAATTTAAAAGTTATTACTATTGGTCCTAGAACCAAAAATATAGATCCTAATGCTTTTAAAAATTGTCCCAATATAGCAAAAATAAATATAGAATGTTTGACTCCTCCAGATATTTTTGAAAATTGCTTTGATGAAGATGTGAAAAAGAATTGTATCTTATATGTACCTAAAGGTCGTTTGGAAATATATTCAAGGGCAATAGGATGGAGTAAATTTAATAACATTCAAGAAAACGAATGATAAAAAATGAGGTTGTGTCAGCATTTGATACAACCTCATTTTTTATTTTCTCACCTTCATAATATCAATAAAATCACTATCTTTGCTTTTAGAAGGTGCATGAAGTCATGCACTACCCAAAACTTACGAAAAGACCATGGCAGGAGCAGAATTTAAAATTACTGATGCGATTGATCCTAACATCGTTAAGAAGTTAAATGAGATAAGGATTAATATTCAAACCACATCTTCCGAATATGCGAATTTCACAAAACAATTAAGTGATGGCATAAATTTTAAGCCGGGTAATCTAAGAGAATACCAGTCTAAAGTTGACAGTTATAATGCTACAATTACCAAATTATATGCTTCTCAAAATAGGTTGTCTGAATTACAGGCTAGTCAATTAAAGTTATTGACCGATATTTCCCGTAAGATAGAGCTTCTTACCAAACCATTGAATACATTGGCAGACAAGATAACGGAAGTAAAAGTAAATTTGAGAGGTGCTTCCGAAGACTTGAAGAACGTGTCACAGGATGCGGAAACTGCTTCTGTTTCATTCCAAGAGGCATCTAAGAAAATATCCATGACTGCTGCTGATTTTGATTCAATCCGTCAGACGGTAAAGGCTTTTGATACACAAGCCTCCGAATTGAACAGTAGATTAAGTGATAACAAAGAAATAATTTCAGCCTTAAGAACATCTCTGAAAGAATTATCGAAGGAGTATAAGAAAGGTGCTATCAGCGAAGAGGAATACAAGTCCAAAAGAGATGCTACGGTATCCCAGTTACGCACGCTGACAGAGCAGAATAAACAATATTTGGCGATATTGAGAAATCATACACAGGTAGCGATTGCCACTACAGGAAGCTATAACGAGATGAAGGCTTCAATGCTTCAGTTGGAAAAGGAATATTATAACCTTTCACAAGCTGCACGCGAGGGAGCAAAAGGTATGGATATCTTGAACAATATCGGCAAGCTGAATCAACAATTAAAGGATATAGATGCACAGATGGGCAATTACCAACGTAATGTGGGTAATTATGCTTCTGGTTGGAATGGCCTTAATGTTTCCATACAACAGATTGCGAGAGAACTTCCGGCTTTGTCTGTTAGTGCCAATACTTTCTTTCTTGCCATATCCAATAACCTTCCTATATTTATTGATGAGTTAAAGAAAGCAAGGGTGGAATATGAACTTCTTAAAAAATCGGGGCAGACTGCTACACCTGTATTTAAACAGGTATTGAGTTCCCTTCTTAGTTGGCAGACGGCTTTAGTTGTTGGGATAACTCTTTTATCGAGTTATGGAGGTGAGATAACCAAATGGGTGGGTAGCCTGTTTGATGCGAGAAAAGAAATTGATTATCTAAAACAGCTTCAGGAGGATTTGAATAAAGCTCAAAAAGAAGGTGTGAAAAATGCCCAAGATGAAGCTATTAAATTGGATATATTATATAGGGCTGCTGTCAATTTGAATAAACCTATGGGAGAGCGGGAAAAAGCCGTTGAGGAACTGAAAAAGCAATATCCTTCATACTTTAAAAATATAAGTGATGAAAACATTCTTGCAGGTAAAGCGGCTGATAGTTATCAAAGGTTATCTAATGCCATATTAGCTTCGGCTAAAGCTAGAGCTGTGCAAGATCGGCTTGTAGAACAGGCTAAACAAAAATTAGACTTGGAAGATCAGTTGGCAGAAAAAGAAGAAAAACGTGCGAAACTTGAATCTGCTAGAGATCAGATGAAAGCACAATATGAATCCAGTCAAGGGGCAGCTATGGATACAGCTAGAGACATGTATGGGAAGTTAAACAAGCAGGTTGAAGACTTGGATAAAGAAATAGGTTCTTTATTAAATCAGTTATATCAAGCAGATAAGGCTAGTAGAGATATGGCAAGTTCTATTAACATTGGAGATGTTACATTTAATCCTCATTCTGCCGATAAAGCATCGGATGATTTAGCGCAATACATAGAGAATCTTAGGAATAAAATGGCTGACTTGTCCGTTTCTCTCATTAAAGATGAGCATGAACGTAATCTTGCTGCCATAGAGAAAGAATATAAAGACCAGATAGCAGCTGTAAAGGGATATTCTGAGGAAGAGAACAAACTTCGGGAAATGTTGGGCCAAGAGAGAATGCAGAAGATAGCGAAAGAGAATGAGGAATATGCTAAGAAGTTGGCAGAGGCTGAGAAAAAAAGGATCGAGGAAAAGAAAAAGTATACTGATGAGATGCTCAGACTGGAAGAGGAACAATCATCTCTCCGTATAGCAGCTACAAGTACTGGATATAAGGAACTTGAAAACATTATAACAGAAAATTATTCAAAAGGACTGCTATCGCGAAAAGAATACGATGAAGCCATGCGTGAGCTGGAGCGGAAAGCCGCAAACGAGCAATTACAGATACAGATAGATGCTGCTGAAAAAATGATTGAGATAGCGGAAGCATCGGGCGTGGTAAGCAAGCAACAAATTGAAATGCTGAGAGAATCCATAAAGGCTATGGAAGCAGAGATAGGTTCTATAAATGCGGATGATCAGTTGGAAAAAGCGGAAGAGCAACAGGATATCACACGAAGGAATTTTGAAGTGTTGAAAGGTTATTCTTCTGCATTGAAAGATCTTGCATCGGATATCGATAGCCCGTTTGCCGGTATATTTGATGGGATGGATAAGGGATTCAGTATTATGTCTGATAAGATATCGGGTGTTTGGAAAGAACTTACAGACGGTGAGAAGATGGAAAGAACTACCGAGATGTGGGCTTCTATGGTTAGTGGAATTGGTGAAATGATATCATCCATTTATGATCGCCAGATTGAAGCTATTGAGGCTGAACAGGAAGCGAATGAGAAAGCTGGTGAAGAGGAAATTTCCCGTATAGAGGATTTAGAAGAAAGAGGTGCTATAACAACTGAAGAAGCCGAAGCGCGTAAACGTGCAGCGGAAAATAAAACGGCACAAAAGAATGCCGAATTGGAGAAGAAAAAAGCTACATTAAGAACAAAACAGGCAAAGTTTGAGAAAGCTACCAGTATAGCTGAGGCGGCTATACAGATAGCAGGTGGTATTTTGCAGACGATAAAACAATTGGGCTTCCCTGCTGCAATACCTATGATAGCTGCTCTAGGTGCTATGGGAGCGATACAGCTTGCTACTATTATAGCGACTCCTATTCCGAAGTATGCCAAGGGTACTGATTCGCATAAAGGCGGATTGGCTGTAGTGGGTGATGGTGGTGTTCCTGAAACAATCGTTACTGATAAAGGAGCGTATATTACTCCGTCTGTCCCTACTTTGGTTGACATCCCTAAAGGTGCGAAGGTTATACCTTATGCAGTGGATATGGACAGGATAAAGGCTCATGCAAATGATTTTGATGGTCTTATGGCATATAGAAGCGAAAACGATCTTCCTCCTGTATCAATAGTTAATGATTATAGTGAACTGGAGAAAAAGATAGGGCATCTGGAAAAATCACAGCAGATAGGATTTGCAAAATTAGCCAAGGCGATAAGAGAAAACAATTATCAGCAATTTTCAAAAAGTATCTGATTATGAGGTATACAAGTGACATATATGAACTTCCCTTGTCCGTTTTTATAGAGATTTATACCAATGATAGCAATACTATTGAATTTGACGATGAGGACAAAGGGGCTGCATCGGCAAAAATTATCAATGACTATATAGAAATTGTCGGGAGCAAACAGTTGCTCTCTGAGATATTGAATTGTAATGAGCGTATGAATCTTGCAATGACCGTGGAGTGCATGAAGGCATGTGAGAACATGATGAAGTTGAAAATGTATGATGAGGTGCGTGATATCCTGATGAAGATAGGTTATTCGTGTAAAAAAGGTGATGTAATGGCTATGAATGCTAGAATATCCGCATTAAATTCCCGTGCACAATATGATTTGGATAAGATAAGTAAGGAAAAGAATGAGGGACTGAAGGAGAAGCCTACAAAACGTGGATTTATAAATGAAGTTGTCGCTATTGGGAAGTATAATAAGATGTATATCAATCCGAAAGAATGGACCGCCGGATCTTATGCCTGTCTTGTAAGGCAGACATGTGACGAAATCGATGGGTTGAATCGTAAAATGAAATAATTATGTATTATCGATGTGAGTTACTTATAAATGGTCTGAAGTACAGGGTTACTGATGATCTTGAAAATTGGGACGAGGTGAAGGCTAGTTTCAAGAGAAATGACTATGACGGTGTTATCCGTACATTTTCCAACAAATTTTCTTTTGCTGGGGATGCTAGAAAATTGCTGTTAAAACAATATGATGAAGATTATTTGAATGCTTCTGCCTCAATAATAATAAGTACAAGAAATAACAGTTGGTTGTATAATGAACGGTTTAGTTGCGCTCTCAATTTTTCTACATTGCAGGATAATGGTCGTATCTTACAGATAAATGCCGTGGATGATAGCGTGGCGTCCATGATAAAGTCAAAAAAAGGAACTCAATATGAATATTCGGTCGAAGAGGTGAAAAGCCCCATTCCTCTTGTTTATGACGGACTTGAACTTTCAGAATCAGCAAAATGGATTCCTACAGGTGATACATTGGAAGACGATGACACTCTTATTAATGTTTATTTCAGCAAGAAAATGTCACCAATGCCAATATATATAACTGCCAGTGATTCCTTAATAAAGGGGTCTCTTGAATTTAATGATCAAACAGTAGGTGGTGATGATGTATATTCGATAAAGGCTCTGAAATCAATTAGGATAAATATAGAGTTTAATATTGATATGTTTGTGTTTAGGAAATATCAGTCTGGTGCTTTGGGATATGATGTAAGAGGTGTGAGGCTCCAGATTATGAAGATAAGTAATGAGATTGATAGTAATGGGGAAGCGGTGACTACGGAAACGGTGATAGGAAGTTTTGAACTTACGACAGAATCAGAAACGCCAGTGGAAAAGAAGGTTTCGGAATCGTACAATATAAGTCTTTTGCATAATGATAAAATAATAGTGAGAGCTATGTATGTCAATGAGAAAGAAGAGATTGTACCTGTATTGCCGGATTTGCCATACAAAGTCTCAACATCAAGTTATTTTAAAGCATCATGGAAAAATCGAATAAACCCTGTTGAGATGGATGTTATAAAGCCCGATACATTGCTGAACAGACTGCTTAAAAGTATTAATGGAGAGAAAGATGGTTTGACTGGAGTGATTGAGGGGACAGGAGATAGAAGGCTTGATAATTGTATGCTCTTGGCGGCTGAATCAGCCCGTAAGATTCCTGGAGCCAAAATATATACATCCTTCACCAAATTTGCAAACTGGATGAGTTACGTATTTGGTTATGCTTACGACATATCCGGGAATACAGTAACTTTCCGGCATAGAAGCAAATACTTCTCGAATGGTGTTGTCAAAAGGATAGATGATTTATCTGATTATGAGATGAAGGTTAATTCTGCATTGGTGTATTCTCGCATACGGATAGGCTTTGACAAGCAGGATTACGATACGGCTAATGGAAAGGACGAGTTCCGTTTTACGAATGAATATACCACAGGCGTGACCATGACGGACAATAGCCTTGAAATGATATCTCCATACCGTGCGGACGCATACGGCATAGAGTTTCTTGCTGACAAGATAGGTGAAGATACTACAGACAACGAAAGTGACACTGATTTATTTATGGTAGGGGTGAAATCTGATTCATCTGGACTTAAGTATATATTGAACAGAGATTATCTTATGGGTGGCGTTCTCAGCCCTGACACAATGTTCAATGCCATGTTTTCCCCTTCTTCTATGGTTTTGGCCAATGAAGCATACATCGGCTCATCTGTTGAGATGCTTACTTTTGCGTCATCAGATGGTAATAGTGATGTGGGTATTGATGGAATGGGGGAAAGTAGGGATATAATTCTTTCAAAAAGGATGTTTACTGTGGCGGAGGTGGAATTTGAGACTTCGGATGTGGAACTCCCGGAAGATCTTACAGGAATTGTTGAACTGGAATACCAAGGCAAAGTTGTACAGGGATATTATCAGCAGGCTGATTACAATTTTACAAAATCACAAAGTTCAAAGGTAACTTTGATCGTGAAAAATTTAAATTCGTTATAAAGATTCAAATTTAATTGTTATATTTGCAATGAAAGCTTGTGAAGTCACAAGTTACTAGAAACTTACGAAAAGACTATGATATCAATCGGAGATGTTTGCCCGTTATTCTTCAAACCGCTGAAATATAAATATTCAAATGCAGGATGTTTCAGACAAGTATTTTCCTTGTCAGACAACATTTTGCTGCAAATTTTCTGCGATAACGGCGAAATACCTTTGGCTTCTTTGAATGATAAGATTGGCAATATCTCCTCGTCAATAGCACTGCTCACTTATGATGTTAATGAAAGCGTTAAGATGTATTATGCCTCATTATCTCCTTCGGAGGGGATATATACAGTAACTATAGGCGATAAGGAATGTGAGGAATTCTGTGTGTGTGAGAATATAGGTGATTCTATATTAATTGAATATTCCCATAAGGATAATAATTCTGCCTTTGATAATATATTCTGGATTGATGATGTTCAGCAGATGTTCCAGTTCAGAATAATAGGAGGATTCAAACCGGATGGGGTGGAATTGAAAGTTGAGAACGAACAGTTCGTGAATCAGAAGCAGGAGATAATAGAAATGTATTCTCTTCCTTATAAGACATTTGATTTTGTATTTGGAACAAGTTGTGGTGTTCCGTATTATATAGCGGAGTTTATAAATAAGGTACTTTGTCTTTCTCACGTCAGCATAGACGGTAATTTGTATGTACGGGAAGGGGATTCTGTCCCAGAAAAGCTTGATACAATAGGTAAGAAACAGATGTTTATATATAAAGTGACTTTACGCCCTAGAGAAAACGATATTGCTGGGATCGGAGGCAAAACTGAGATCGCAACTTCTTCTTCAGGTATAGCATTTTTGCTAACTAATCCTGAAGAGGACGATGTATTAAAATACAAGAAGGCGCAAGCTGCTTTTGTTAATGAAAATTATGTGTAATCATGGCTAGAAATCATCCTATAAAGATATTGTGGTACGGTTCGGAAACGGATGCAGAAGGAAATCCGATTATACCGAAAATATCCCCATCATTTGAAAAGCGATTGGAAGGTTTGAATGAGGGTGAGATATACATACATAATGATGATAAGAATCCTTCTATTTACATAAGGACTAATAAAGACAGGGTTGTCGCCATATCGGGAAGCGCGAATATAGAGGAATTTTCCAAATATTTCCTCCGTAAAGATAAAGAAGATACCGCCAACGGTCTTATCACTTTCTTGAAAGGTCTTTTGATTGGTAAAAACGGTAGTGGAATCACTGTACTTGAGAACGGTATGTCACAGGCTGTTGTTGATTATCTGTATGTCAAGGTCAAAGCCGTTTTTGACGAGCTTGAAGTAAAGAAGAAGACGTATGTAGGTGGCGAGCAGGTGATTTCCCATGCAGGCATGAAATGCAACCGTGTGGATGAGTTGGATAATGTCTACCGTTGTTATTTCAAGGAAGAGGAAGACGGAATTGAGATAGAGAACCAGTTTACTCCGGGATCTCTCGCCATCGCACAGGAGTGCAATATCAAGACTGGCGTTTCTCATCATGTCGGCAACCGCTATTACTGGCGGTTGGTCACAGCAGTAGGTGAGAATTATATAGACCTGTCCAAGACCGTGTGTGATCCTAATGTCGAGAACGATGTTCCGGTGGCAGGTGATGATATCGTGGGATTGGGCCATAAGACCGATATCACCAGACAGGCGGCGATAATTCTCTCTTCGGTGAACGAAGTTTCTCCGTCCATCATCATGTATCAGGGTATTAATGATTTTACCTTGACCGGGAAAGATGTCATTTCTTTTGATTTTGACAGGTCTACCGGCAAGGCCCGGATGAAGGTGTACGGAGATACGTACATTGGTGACAAGGACCGGACCACTTACATGGAATACACTCAGGATAAAGGTGTTGATATCAAGGGTATGTTCCACATCGAAAAAGGCTCCACCGGATGGAAGAATATGGAAGGCTTGCCGGATGAGATACAGGCGGCCGCAGATCTTGCCCAAGAGGCCAAGGATGCGATAGACAATGCGGCTGTCGGCTCGGTCAATCTGTTGCGCAATTCCGGGTTTACCGGAGATTATGAAACAGAGGACCTGTCTGCCGCTACCGAGCTATCGGCGGATACCGAACTTTTTAGCAAGCAACTAGAATATTGGACGGGAGTGGCTACCGTATCTGCGGACAGTGATGCCGGCTCCGGGTACTCTGCTGCAATCGGTAGTTTGTCCCAGTCCGTATCATTGATTAAAGGAGAAAGTTATGTTATCAGTTATAAAGCAAAGGGTACGTCTGTGTCTGTTTCGTGCGGTTCTTTCAGTGTTTCTCAACCTCTCACATCCTCTTATCAGAGATATACCCATAAGATCACCTTCAATGGCAGTGGTATATTTCTTATCAGTGGTACCGCAACCGTTTGTGACCTTCAGCTAGAGCGTGGAACCATCGCTACTGACTGGAAGCCTTCAATTCTTGACAACGACAAGGCAACAGCCGGTTTCCAGTCAATCAATTATATCGCCAGTGCGATCAAGGATGGATCTGTGGATATTCTTGGTGGTCTGATATTGGCCAATATGATCCAGTTAGGCAACTACAAGAATGGCAAGTTACAGAAGGTCACAGCCGGAGTTAGCGGCATATACAATGACGATGATGATGTGGCGTTTTGGGCAGGAGGAAAACTTGAACAGGCTATATTGACCGTAATGAGGTTTCGTAATGACCCCGATTACCAACCCACCGATGAGGAATGGGCAAATATGGCGAACTTCGTTGCCACTCATGGCGGTGATGTGTTCTTAAGAGGATATATCTATGCTTTGGGCGGATATTTCCGGGGAAAGGTTGAAATAGCCAATGGTAAGATACTGTTGAATGAGGATGGTTCCGGACAGCTTGCCAATGGGAACATTAAATGGGATGCTGACGGAAATCCTGAATTTGTCGGGAAAGTGAAGGTTTCCTCACCGTCAGGTTATGAGATAACCATATTTCCTGAAGATGAATATGGGAGACCGTCAATTGATATTCATGATGATGATGGTAATTCGCTTTTGGACATATCTCTTCAATATGGATTGAACGGTATGGTTCCCCGTATTTTTATGAATGATCCTTCCAATAGTGATGTATTGTATTTCCGTCCGGACAGTATGGTTGTCGAGCAAAAAGGAAGTGACGGTTATATATATCAGACCCAGATAATGGGAGGACGCATAATTATGGTTAAAGGTTCTGAGATTGTATGGGATCAGAACATGTTGCCCAAATAAAGTGAAGTGATATGGAACTGAATACTATTAACAAAACGGGAACTTGGAGTGAGGCGGCAGACCGTCTTAACAACAACTTTAGCAAGACTTCTACCGAAGTGGAGAAGGTCAAGCAGAACGGTATCCGCAACAAGGGGTTGTTCCCTACTCTTGAATCACTGAAAGCGGCTGTTCCATCTCCTGTTGTAGGTGACTGGGCTGTTGTGGGTGACACCATACCGGGTCCTATATATCAATGCAAGACAAAGGGAACATGGAGTGCCACTGGCACGACAGGAGGTGGCGGAAGTGTTGACTTGAACGGATACCTGACAGCCGAGGAGATAGACGATGTAACATCAATATTATAGTTATGAGAATCAATTATCAGTCCGATTTTAAGATCATAGAGAAGAACTTGAACGGGGATGTGAATACTCCTTTCCGGTTTACTTACTTCAATCCGTTCAAGGGAAAGTTCATAGCCTCCTTTGACGGGCATGAGTATGTGGGTTGCAGCCGCATGGAAGACGGCAACCTGCTTGTCGCTTTTGACAACCCCTGTTTTTCTCCCGGTATGCTGAAGGTAAAACGTGAATACTTCATATCCGATTCCGACTTTCAGGATGGCATCTGCAACCTTGTTTCCGTTGAAGATACAGGAATCGTACTGACTACCGGGAAAACCGATGAAAGCACGGTGGAAATAACATCTTATCCCGATTATGCCGCATATAATACAATTCAGGCGTTCCCATTGTCGGATAATGAATATGAAGATGTGCTGAGTGATTTTGTACCTCCGTTGCCACCGGAAGAGGAAGAAGAAACAGTTACTAATCTAGAAATATAGGAGATTTATTATGGCAAAAATATATAAGCTGACCAAAGGTGGTCAAACCATTTACCCGGCAACCACAACCGATGCGGTGGTTAATCCGAATACACGCAAAAATCTTACAGCAGAACTTTCCGAGTTTAAAATGGATATTATTAATCAAAAAAAGGGAGAAAATATTATTGATAATTTTGATCAAAGTACGGCCTATATTGTATATGGTAATCAAGGAGAAATATCATCAAGTATAGAAAAAATCACAAACAATGCGACATTCATAGCAACAAAATTAGAATGTAAAGCCGGAGATCGATTTTTGATTACTGGAAAGTGCGTTTCTGTACAAGCTAGGGCTTATGTTTTTGTTGATGAATCCGATAGGATTCTGTTAAAAGCAAGCCAAACATTCGTTGGGGAAAAATCTGTAATTGAGGCTCCGGAATCTGCCATTACCGCTTACTTTACACTGACAAAATCTGAATCTGTTGAATTTGTAATATTAGACCCGTCAATAGAAGAATTAGATGACAAGATTACTGAGACAAACAAATCCCTTACAAGCTTAGAGGAAGAGGTGTCAAATATTATTATAACCGAAAGCGGGATAGAAGAAGAGATCTACAACAGCTCTTATTTGTCTAAAGATTATATATCAGCTGGAGGCACACTGGGTACTGCTGCAAGATACTGGTCTGTAAGAATACCTGTGGCAAAAGGATTGAGGTATAAACTGGATTCTTCAAATGTCAGTAATCAAACAGTATTTAGAATTGCCAAAACCGTAGAAAGAAAAATAACAGAAGTCTTAATCAATGAGGCTTCACCAGAAACAAAAAATTATGAAATTTATTGTGATGGTTCATTTAATTATATACTTTGGACATTAAGCAATGCCTATGATTTGGAAGGCACTCCAAGTGTCAAGAGAATAGAGGGGGGAGGAAAAAAATTAAGTCCTGATATTCAGATTCCACCTGAATCATTGCCCGGTTTCGAAGATAGTATAAAGGATATAACAGATAGACTTGATGGAATTGTTTATAAAAGTAATATTATCTATTGTTATGCCGATCAGGAAACGGCAAATCAATTTCAAGCTATTGAAGACGGGGTTAATATATTTGTAGGGTACAATGCCAATGTAAACTCCATTCAGAGAGCAATAAATACCATACCAAGAGATACAGATAAACAATGGTATATTTTTGCTGTAGGGGAGTTCAGGACATCATCATTTAATCATTTTGCAACGGAAGACCCGTTATCGGGAGAATCACAGGAAGATTATGTCTGTTATATAGAAATGGTTGACAGGCAAAATATTCATTTGTTCGGTGTTGGTAATAGGTCTACAAAAATAGTATGTGATATGCCTGACAGTGGTTTCCCAACGCCTGTATCTAATTTACATCCATTGTTGATAAAAAAAACTAGGAATTGCAGTTTTCACAACTTTTATATTTTTGGGAAAAATGTAAGATATACCGTGCATGTTAATGGCATTAAAGAAAGCGAATCTAATAAATTATGGTTTGACAATGTGGAATTCGACAGTGAAAAGAATAATGGAGAGGCTGCGGATAGCTGGCCGTATGGTTCCCAACCAATAGGTATAGATATTGCATCTAACATGAATCTGATTTTTACTAATTGTATAAATCCATGCTTGAGAGGACATTTTGGCAGTATGGGATATGGAAGACATTTTATCCTGTTTAAAGGGTGTTATTTTTACTCCGATGCAACCAATGTGTTGCCCTCGGAAAATATTCCATCCCCCAATAGCTTTATAGATTATAGGTTTATTGGTAACAAGTTCTATGGGCTTTCAACGTTATTTAATGGGTCTTTAAAAGAATCAGGTGTAAAGATGAAAATTAGTGGCTGGGGGAATAGTGTTGTTTATTTTCCCAAACCAACTCTGTATTTTAATGAAATAACGGATATTGCACAGACATATAAAACTGAAAGTTCGATATTAGCCGGTAATTTGGTGAATTCATATGGAGATAAAGCTAATGGTAAAATTGAATCTGTTGCTATGTTCAACAGTTCAGATGGGAAAGTTATTTGTGCCAAAAATATCATGTATGAAATAAATAATATTCTTGTTTCAGAAGATTATCTTCCTAAAGATGGGGACTACTGTAAAGCTGTAGATGGATTATTGGAGAAATCAGAATATCCTACTAATGCTTATGTTTTAGTAAGATCAGGTATAAAGTATTTAATAGTAGAGTAACTCGGAAAGTTATCAGTAACACTCAAAACATATATTATGATATGAGACCTAATCATCAGAATAATGAACTATCTGTCCGTTGAAGTACACCCGGATGCGGAATGGTAAAAGTGGAACAGGATATATGGAGCTTAATACAATAAACAAAACAGGAACTTGGAGCGAAACGGCAGACCGCATCAACAGCAACTTTAGCAAGATCTCCATTGAGGTTGAAGAGATAAAGCAGAACGGCGGTGGCGGCAGTGGTGTGTATGTGATCGGAAGCCACGACTCCACCCCTGCGACAGACCATAACGTGTATTCCGCATTGCGCTCCTTAGTAATGTTCCTTCGTAAGGATCAAGCGGACGGAACAAATTTCTTATTGAAGTTCGGCAAGTTCATCGACTCCATGATTGCCGGTAAAGGTGCCGGTATCTATCCTGACGGGCGCGGTCAGTTCGAGCGTCTTGAGGTACGCGGCTCCGCAGTGTTCAAGGAAATCATCTATAACCGTCTGAACGCGCAGGAAGGCGACACCTCATATTCCGAGAACGGAGTCATTGAGTCCGTGGCTTTAGAGAGCGACGGAACTTATACCCTGAAATTGCGCAAGCGCTGGGAGAATGACTTCACCGCATTCCAGGAGGGTGATATAGTGTACGGGATTGTAAACAACCTCTTTTCTACGGGGGAGTATTACGCCTCGTGGATGCGCGTGCTGTCCAAGAATGTCCCGGCCAACTCCATCTCGGTGTTGTCATACCCGGACAGTGAGGTGCCGGGCGGTAAAAACTATCCTCCCACAGAGTTGACGATCATTACCAGAAGAGGAAACGCCTTCAATGAGGACAGGCAAAGCTACTGGTATTTGTCCGCCACCACGGATAAATGTCTTGTCTGGCTGGAAGGAGTAACGAAGCCTGTCTTGGAACAGAACAACTATTACATGATATTGGGGCGTTTGCCCAATTTGGATTTGTTCGACAATCTCCCCGTCAACTATAAGCACTCGTACATATTCGCCCGTGCCGGCATCTTCGGTGAACTTTACCGGGTGGACTGGCAGGGACTGCCCGTACAGGAACTGGTGGACCGTGGCTTTTGGTCGGCCGAAGTCGCGTCCTCTGACAATCCTTACACCAATACGCAGGAGCGGGCGGACACGGTTTGGCACTACGGCTGCAAATGGAAGTGCCTGATGACGGGAACAGCCGACGAACCGCAATATGCGGCGGTCGGATGGGCGATGCTGGAAGGGAACCCGGAATTTACGATAGAGATCGGCAGCACAAAGGGGTGGTATTTTGATATCGAGACTTTTTCCACAACGTTATATATTACCGGCAAGCTGTACAACCGTGACGTGACAGATCATATACTTGACGCTGATGTGAGCTGGACGCGTGATACCGGGAATGTATCAGAAGATAACGCATGGGCGGTGAAGCGTGCCGGCGCCGGGAAAAATCTTCCTCTGACGATAGATGATCTCGGACCGAATTATACCAACATGCGGGTGTGTACGTTTAAAGCACAGGCGTTATTGCGTGACGGGCAGCAGTTTGAAGTGGCGGAGAATTTTGTAACATTTTAAAATGGTTTTATACAATGGCAACAAAGCAACGAAAAATAGAAATCAACTACCGGCTGTTACAAACCAGTTGTAACATCGAGGTGGTGGGCAGCGTGCCGGACATGCAGGTCTACCAGGCTGACAAAGCTGAATACACTCCGGACTATACGCTGACACCGCTGGTCCTGTTTCCGCGGTGCAACGCCACCGATCCGGAAGCGGTGACTAAAATCGGGGCGGTCAACTCCAGGCTGACCAACATGAAGTGGTACGAGCGCATCGGAACCACACGCACACTTATCACATCGACAAACACAGGCTACAGCATTACGGAGTCCGGTGACAGCAAGGGACAGATCACAATGAAAAAAAATGTCACCGTCCTAAAACCCGTCACGCTGGAGTTTTACGCGGAATATGCCGACACACGTACCGGACAGCTGTTTACTTTTCAGATGAGCTGTCTTGTCCGCGCGGTTGACGGTACGGATGCGATCCCCGTATTGACGATAGACAGCCCGTCCACGCTGGACTGGAACCCGGTGCGTGACATCACCGCACAGACCATCACGGCTAAACTGATGGTAGGCGACACGGACGTGACGGCTACGGGCAAATGCAAGTTCTTCTGGTACCGTCTGTTGTCTACGGGAGCGCTGGAGGCGATAACCACAGGAGCGGGTGACAACGACTGGGAGTTTGTATCACTGAACAAGAATGTATATAAGATTGACCGCAATTATATAGGTGATGACATCACGATTGTCTGCAAGGCCACCTATGCGGCTTCCGGGACTCCGGCATCAACCCCGGGCACATCGGACCCGGCAGTCTCTACGGTGATACGCCGCAGGATTCCGAAGATTGAAGCCGACTGGGAGGGCGTACCTACGGGTGTTCCGGATGGGACTTACGCCATCTTTCCCAGACCCGTCATTCGGGATACCATGGGGGTTATCCCGAATCCATCCGCCATGTTTAACTGCCACTGGTACGTCAAGAAGAGCGGAGATGCCGGATATGCCAAGGTTGCCGACGGATACTCTCCCAGGATACCTTTCAGCAACGGCATGATGTTAAAGCTGGAGGTGGAGGACAGAGGCCCTTACGTGGCGCTGACACAAGGCGGCAAGGTGCTCACACAGGGGGGCAAGGCGGTAGTAGTAAGAAAATTTGGATAACATTAAAAACAATAGAATTATGGCATTTTACATTAAAGTAACGAAGGAGGTTGCCGACCGGTTGCATCTGACCGATATCCGCAACAGGACAGCGGATGGCAATGTATTATTGTGGCAGGCGGACGTGGCACGTTTCCCCGGCGACACGGTATTTGACAGGGCCAAGGAAGCGGGCGGCGTCTGCCTGACCCCGCAGGCGGCGAAAGAAGAGATAGACGGTACGGACCATCCCGTCGAAGTATTCACACCTGCCTCTTGGGGGGAGGACAACACCGAAAGCTCCGAAGGCACGGATAGTACGGAAACGACCGGGGAAGGAGGAGCGTCATGAGTTTGGCCAGCGCGACCGGACAGGTCATATTTTCGCAAAAGGGCGGCGTATACATGCCTGCCATCCAGTGTAACCAGGGAGATCTGTATCAGGAGTATATGGGCGAAGCGTCCGCGCCGACGAACATCGCACCGGATTTCGCTTCGCTCAAGCCCGTCTTGTCCTTCATTCTCACCTCTTCGCGGGTGGCGGAAGGGCTGGTGGTTCCTTCCTCCATGAAATGGTATTTCAATGATGTCGAGATCAAGTTCTCGGGCAATGTCTCCACCAACACGTTTGGCGGTGAGACGGGACATTTCAAGTTTATCCCTTACCAGCCCGGTACGACGGATTACTACGGATTGCAGATCGTCAAGAATCTGGTCAAGGCGAGCGGAGCGGCCTCTTGTACCATCAAGGGTGAAGCCACCGTGACCGTTGGGAATACCAGCGACACCGTCCAGTTCGTCTATAGCATCCCCATTACCAAGGGGGTCGGAAACCAAAAGCATGTGACGATCATTGCCGGTGACAACAAGTATTTTACCCTTCGGGACAAAGGGCAGAGCTGCATTCTGAAAGCCGTAGCGCGCATGGGCAGTGACGAGATCACTACCGGACTGGCGTACAAGTGGTACAACCAGGTCAACGGTGCGTGGAGCGTGCTGAGCGGAAAGACCACACAGACATTGACCGTCACCAACGATATGGTTGACACGACAGGTGTGTTCAAGGCGGAGGTGTACCAGGGCGGCAAGCTCATCGGTCAGGACACGCAGTCCGTAATGGATGCGTCCGATCCGTTTGATTTGATCCTGAATCCCACGCCCGAGGACGAGACCATCCGGGAAAGTGGTGACACGGTGGTCTATAAGCCCATTCTGGTCAAGCGTGGAAGTACCACCAAGTACAAGGACATGACTTTCTATTTCGTGTTCATGGACAGTGCAGGAGTAGTCCTTAACCCGTCTACTTCCGGTACAGCAGCCACTTCCGGCACGTGTACTTGGGACATGTGCCAGCAGGCAGGAGGCAACGTGGCATGGACCATCACAACCAAGGAATAAGGAGGTGATATGCCGTTGGTGACTAGAACCGGACAGGTCAGTTTTGCTCCAAAAGGTGACAAGGGAGATAAGGGGGCGCGCATGCGTATGCGTGTATGGGAGGCGTCTGTGTCTTACCTGGAGGGCAAGCAAGGGCAGCAGTTTTACGACATTGTACTTTATGACAACCTGCTGTACCTGTGCATCCGTTCGCATACGTCGGTATCGACGGAAACCCCCAAACAGAATGTGGCTTCGGGAAAAATAAAATACTGGGAGGTAGCACAGAGCTGGACTTTTATCGCCACCAAGCTGTTGCTGACCGAGAAGATCAAGGCGTCCATGATTGATGCGGACGGTATCAGGGCGGTCAATGTGGATATCAGCGGAAAAATCACGGCGGATAGCGGACGTATCGGTCCGTTTTCCATAGATTCCGGTATGTTGTCCTCAAAAACTCTTTATGAGGGGACGGATTCCCATGTCGGTTTCAACCTATCCGCCGGACAGATAGAGTTTTATAACGAAAGGACATTTGCACGTGTAAAAATCGGAGGGAACACGAAATTTGTCACAATCGAAGGGATATCGTATGATGCCGGAATTGACATACAGAGTCCGAATGCCATGATCGGGATGCACATCAAGACCCTGAGCATTCCTCTGTTCGTGGAGGGGGGTAACATTTTCCTTCATCCGAACAATGACAGTTATGTGTCTCTTCATGGCATAGTGGGGAACTGGAGGAACATATCCGTCAGCACTTCCCTGAATAACAATGATGACAATGTGATGTTTATTAATACGGGTAATATAGAAGTGACACTTCCTCCGGATGTTCCGGGACATACCATATACTTCAAACGTATGAGCGGCGGGGTAAGACTGACAGGCGGGCGCATCCTGCCTGCCCCCGGAGGAAAAGAGATGTCCTCCATTGATCTGGATTATGCGTCCGGATTCGTTAAATGTATGGGCAATTATTGGGTTATGTTTTATTGCGGATAACAGTATTTAATTAAGAATATTATGAAAGTTGATTTTACAAAATTTCCCCTGTTCACGGGGATAGACAGACAGGATATGGTGATAGCGGATATCCGTAAGGATATTGCTGACGGCATTTACAGGAACGTGCCCGGTCTTCCGGCGCACGTGCTTGCGGAGAAGATCTATCGGAACGAGCTTGTGGAGCTTGCCGATGACGAGATTCATATACTTGACCTCTACACTTCCGCTTCGGTGGGGCAGCTCGCCGACTCATGGCAGGATTATAAGAAAAACAATTTGGAAACTGGTAAATAAAAAATATTATGGAAAAGATGGAATTAAGTGAGGCGTTGAAAGCCAATGCCTCAGTACTGGAAGGACTTCTTCCACTTGCAACAAATGAAACAAAAGGATTAGCATCCATGAATATGTGTATAGCATACGTTGGCGAAGGGCCTGTTATTTGCATTAAGCCTACGAAATTAAAACAATATTATTATACTCTACTAACGGTGACAGTATACGAAAATGGATATTTTAAAAAAATCGACTTAGCAGTATATTACCCGGTAAAGAAAGGAGGGCATAAATGCTCTATGTCTGGAAACGGCAACATGTTTGTTAAAGAGGATTCTGATTACAATTTATACATACATAACAAAACTTTAAATAACATAAATTATTGCGTATCAATTATAGGAGCTAGCAAATATATAAATATTCCTTCAATTACGGTAGAAGCACATCCTGCAAGCGTTTTGAATGGTTTAACTTTGACTGATGTAGCAACTATGTAACAAATTATAACATTGTGATCATAAATTTATGCTCTGGAAGGACTGTTAGAGATAAATAAGATTATCAATGGTTTT